CGTTATCGCCAAGAGTAAAAACTGAGTCAGTTGGCGTTGTGCTGTTCCATAAGCTAGTAGTAGCTCCTGCCGCATCGGTTGTGTTTAACGATAACGCTTGCCCATTACCTAAAGAAGTGTGATATACACGCCAGTTTGACCCTGCAGTACTTGTTCTTTTGATTATCATTACCGCAGGAACGCTTCCCAAATTATGGCTAACAGTCCTCCCTGCAACACCATCCCCAGTATAAGTCACAACATCAAAGAACTTCTCAGCCTTGCGGAATGTCCATGAGGCGAAAGAATTTCCAGAAAAATTAGTGTGGCCCGCATTTCCAACAGAAAACCCGTTACTATTAAACGCAGTTAAACTTCCTGCTTGAGTTGCTTCTGCTGTGGTGTCGTAGCTTTCAAGAACCTTTAATACACCTCTTTCAGTATCAATAAGCCTATGACCGTAGGTATCGGGGCGACTTTTAATCCAAACCAATCCACCCTCTTCATCAAGATTAATGCCGTTAGTTATGGTCTGTGCTGTTCCATTACCCTCATACAAATAAGTCGAGAAGACATCGTCTACATAAAAGAACGGGCCATTGATAGGCCACAGGTCTTGGCCTCTGGCTCCCAATACAGTTGGCAATGACCATTCACCAGAATAATTAGGCATTAGGAAAGACCTCCATTCCTGTTACAAAAAGCACCCAACTGCTGGTTCCTTCCTAAAAGGTCTCCAAAATCCGTAGCGTTTCCAGTTGAAGCTATTGTTATGTAATCAATTACATTGATTCGTGAAAAATCACTATAGCTAAGACCTCCTGCGTAAAGCCCTCTAGTCTTGGAAGAACAAGAACCTCTTGCAGCAACTGAGTTATTTAAATCCCCAAAATCTGTCGCATTACCTGTGGAAGCTATGGTGATATATTGTAAGACGTTAATACTAGAAGTGCCGTTATATCCTCCCCCGAACACCGCTCTTGTGTCAGAGGAACAAGCCGAACTATTCTCTAAAACAGAAAGCAAATCCCCGAAGTCCGTTCCATTACCCGTACTAGCTATAGTGATGTAGTAAATAGAATTAACTCTGCTGCCGCTTTGTTGGCCTAGATTAAAGACACCTCTTGTATTTGAACTAGAGCCAGCTAAACTTTGAGTACCAAAAGGCATAGTTCCAAAACTAGTAGCATTACCAGTGGATGCCATAGTCACATAATCCATAGTTCCAGAACCACCTCCGCCAACAAAAACCCCTCTTGTATCGTTATTGATACAACCGTTAGCGGGCTTTCTGGCTGTAGTTAGGTCGCCAAAATCAACGGCGTTACCTACACTAGAAAAGGTTATATACTCTATGGTGTTTACATCCGATGCTTCACGCCCACCACCAGAAAGACCTCTGACACTAGAGGCGCAAGTACCCATAGACTGCCTTGTTGCGGAAAGATCACCCCAATCTACGGAGTTTCCAGTAGAAGCAATACTTACATACTGAATTACATCACTTCTTGCAGTGCCAGAGTCATTTTCACCACCCAAGAAAAGACCGACCGTAGCAACTGGAGTTCCACTACTCACTCCATAAGGGCCGGGGCCATAAGAATTTAACGCCCAAACTCGAACATTGTATGAAGTGCCATTAGATAGTCCGGTAATAGTAAGAGGTGATGTTCCTGTCGCCGGAGTGCCACCTTCAACAGCAGCAGCGGTATAGGAAGTTATACCGCCTCCCCCCGTATTAGTGGGCGCAGTAAAACTAACCGTAAGTTCGGCATCTCCTTCTGTGACAGATAGCCCAGTAGGAGAATTAGGGACTTCTAAAGGGCCATAGCCGGGGTAAACAAAATTGCCTTTCTTATTACCAATAGGCATAAGTCAGTCCTCTTAGCTAATTTCTTCATAGCTAATTGTGTAAGCCAACTTGCTTGCAGTGCCACTTGTAATAACTATAGACCGATCTTCTTCAAGATATATGGCGGTAGTTTTATCAGCTACGATTAAAGTCGCATCTGATGGGACAGAAATAGTAGAGGCTATAGCATAACTAGTACCACCGTCAGCAGTGCCGCCGTCAGCCGTGTTATACGCTACAGTAGTGTCTACAGCATTTGTACCATCTACGTTAGCAACAACAATCTGGTTAATCTTAAACACCTTGCCACTAGAAGCAGCGTTAGCCAGCAGGACATTCTCAGTCGTGTTAGCTGGTGTCGCATACGCCGTTTTACCTGTAATGGTAGTGACGTTTACTATGTTGGGAGCAGCCATTATTTATCTCCTTAGAATCCCATAACCATTGCCAAGGCAATGCTCGTACCAGCAGAAATACCCGCCGAACCATACTCCAGCGCAGTACCACCAGAGTTTACAACTAATGCTTGACCAGCAGTGCCAAGAGTAGAAAGCCCTGTACCACCGTTGGCGTAAGGCAATACGCCTGTAATCTGAGAGGTCAAGTCTACGTTAGCCAGTGTACCGCCCAGAGTAATATTGCCTGAGCTAGTCACTGTGCCAGACAGGCTTATACCGTTGACTGTACCCGTACCGCTTACGCTGGTGACTGTGCCGTCTCCAACATCAACTTGGCCCAAGGCATCAACGACAGCAGCTCCCGCACCTGCACCGTCAAGGTAGACAATCTTAGCCGCCCCCGTAGGTATGGTGACGTTAGCGCCGGAGCCTTGTGAGATGTTTATGGACTGACCGCCTGTAGTAGCGTTCTCGATCCACATGACACGAGAGACGGTGTTTGGCCCAATAGTCAGCGTTCTAGTCGCCGTGAGTGTCGCACTAGATGTCACCTTAAAATACAGCGCACGGGCTGGGTCAGCCGCGCCATCTGCTACCGTAGTGGTTGCGTCAGCGTCAGTAGCAAACCCGTCTTGCGTGTTGTAACCAAGAGCTTCGCCGATCAGCTCAAGGTTGGTATTTGTACTCGTACCCCAAGTGCCGCTTTCGTCACCTGTGGCAATTTCTTTTAATCGTAGATTGTTTACATAAGTAGCCATCTATATCTCCAGTGACTATAACGAAGCATCGCCCGTAGCTGCGGGAATGCTGGTTGCATATATCTTGGTGCTTTGTTTCAGAGACAAAGACTGACCGCAATCAGAGCAAGTATCAGATTCTAACTCAGACTCATCAAGATCATATCCACAGTTGGCACAAACTATTTCTACTTCATGCCGGGGATCTATAGAACCATCAACGCTTCTTGCTTCGTTAACTGTTATCATGCAGCTATCTCCGTCCAAGTCGGATCTTGTGTGGGTGTAATCTCAACCCAATTTGGATTCTGGCTTGGAACTATTTGGCCCCATACCAAAACATTTCCTAACTGTGCCTGAGCCTGAACACCAGTTAGATAAACTTTTGCCTTGCCTATCTGAGTAGTGGAACCTAGACCCGTGGTTCCTTGAACGCCAGTGACATTTACCTCAATTACCAGATCAACAGTAGCAGTGCCAAGGGCTGTTGTCCCCTGAACTCCGGTAACATTGACCGTAGCAATACCAGCTACTGTCGGGCTTCCTATAGCGCCAGTAGCTTCAACGCCAGTAACTGAGACATCTACTGTTGTAACTGGGCCAGCAGTACCTAGAGCAGTGGTTCCCTGAACTCCAGTGACCGCAACTATAGCGTCAGCTTCAACAGACGGACTTCCTACTTCTCCAGTTGCTGCATTACCAAGGACATCAATAGACCCATCGCCATTGGCTACAACATTGCCAAGAGTAGTTGTAGCCTCTACTCCAGTTACAAATGTTGTACCGCCTAACTGTAAAGATACAGAACCTAGCTCTGTAGATCCTTCGACAGAGATACTGTCTTGACCAAAAGCAAGTTCACCCCAACCGGCTCTGCCCCAACCGTCTAAGTAAACAGTGACATCCCAGACAGCGTAGTTAGCAATACCAGAAGCAGAAACTCCGGTTACACCAACTATTGCATCTGCTTGAGCGGCAGCAGTTCCTAAACCTGACGTACCAGCAACTCCAGTGACGCTAACAAGAGCATCACCAGTTATTGATACCGATCCTACCTGACCAGTTGAAAATGGAAGTGCTGGGCTTTCGCTCCAGCCGTCACTGCCCCAAGTGTCATACCCCCACCCTGTAAGAGGGACAACAACATTTGCCATTAAGCTATACGGATAATCGCGTTACTAGCATCTGCTGCGGGAAAGACAATTGTAAAATCACCAGCGGTAGAAGTTTTGTCTGCACCGAAGTCTAGAACAGCAATAGCTTTATTAGACTGAGTGCTGTTGTAGATCAAAGCGCCACGAGCAGTGATTGTTGCGGTAGACCAAGTAGTATCATTAAAGTCTGTGAAGGCGGTAGTACCAGAACTGGTAGGAGCTACAGCAGTCAAAGAGTTTCCGCCAGCAGAATAACCAGTACCAGAAACTTCGTTTGTCGCACTGTACGCTGTAGTCGTAGCATCCAGAGTCGCAGAGCTAGTGTACAGGGCAATGTACATACTGTCAGCAGTGGTTCCCGCTCTAGCAACCGTGGTTCCAAATGCGTGTATACCGTTAAGAAGCTCCACCTTGAAGCTCGTACACATTGCTTGGGTAATAGCCATAATGGGCTTCTCCTATAGTTTACTTATAATGTCGGCTAGATCAGACCGACCTTGTTGCTTAAGCTTAGAGCAAACAGTTGTTCTGTCTGATCTGATAGCTTCATTCATATAGAAAATAAAGAGCTGCTTGACTCTGTCTTTGAACGCTAAGGCTTGAGCTTTGATAACCGGGTCTGCGGTGTCGCTGATGTCAATAAACTTTAGCATCGCCCTTTCAGCAAGTTCCTCTGGAGTGAAACCCCGGTTGCTTGTAGTAAGAACTTCAAAGTTTATTCCTTCTCTTGCATCACCTTCTACGCCCAGCATCAACCTCTCCTTACAAAGACAGCGCCACTTCTATAGTTATCTGTAGTGTTAAAGCCCTCACCCAATATCTTAAGCTGGGCAAGAGACTCATCAAACTTAGACTGATAGAGAGACATCATGTCCGGGTCTCCCTTGAGGTAGACATAGGCTTCTATCAGAGATCCATACAGCAATGCATTCTCTGCATTGTCTCCCAGCCAACTAGTACCAGAAGGATCTGTAGTTATAGAGGCTGGCTTGTATAGATAGTGAAGCTCAACATCAAAGTTAGCGTTTGGTGTTGGGCCAATAATAAAATTGGCATCATCAAATATGCCGTAGTACTTGGGTACGCCCTGAGTACTAGAGGTAGGAAAAGACTCTCTAATAAAATTGGCGTCCTTAAAAAGCAGATACTCGTATCCAGTATTGTCTATTGCCAAGGAATACTGAGACAGGAAGTCAGAAGGCATAGCCAAGTACTGATCGCCAATAGTAAGAGTTCCTGTGACGTTCTTCCTAAAGTCAGGGAGCTGCACCGTTCGGAGTATGCGCTCCTCAGCCTGAGTAATAAATGTGGGAAGATTGGTTACAAAACTAGTCTCAGTAGTTTGCAGATAGTCCTGTATAGCTGTCTTTAATGTCGTATAAGTCCAAGCCATTAGCTTATCTCTACTGTAACTCTGCCAACCTGCCCATACATATCTAGACCGACAAGACCAACAGGATTCCAAGAAAACAAACGCCTGCTTTCTGCCAGACCTCTATCAGGTCTAGGGTCTCTCAAAGCTTGCGGATCATCCATCCTGATTCGCCCAAGCTGTAACTGAGGCTGATCTTGATCAAGAACATCGCGCCCAACAAGCATACCGTTTGGTCTACCGTCTTCTATTTGAGGGACTAGATCCCTAAGCTTGTAACGGAATCCGGTTCTATCGCAGAAACCAAAAGCTTTCTTGCCACTAGCGTAACTGCTCATAAGTACTGATAGCCTCCCGGCACAACATACAAAGCAGCCTTCTCTCTGTCCGCGTCAGATGCCAGCTCCCATTGCTCGTCATAGACTTGCTTGAGCAAAGGCGCTCTCTCTGAGGCTTCAGGCTTCTTTACACTTACTTGGTAGGCAAGACCAGCAACAAGACAAGGAAGCCAGCGGGAAGGAACATCCATATTGTTTGAAGCTGGTTTGCCAGAATCTTCTATCCTCTGCATATAGTAATAAACCAGAGTATAGGTTTCGGCTGAATCAGGGACAGGCCAAAGATTTATGGCAATTTCAGATGGATCTTTTTCTATCCAATACTGAAGAGGTCTAGCCTGAGTCAGCTTGTTTGTGAGGTGTGAGTACTGACTAACAGAGATTCTCTGCATCATCAGATCGGACTGACTGCTTGTGTTTCCAGAGTCAGTTCTAATAAAAGCTTCAATGATATCCAGCTTGTCGGAACTCAGAGCATATCTGCTTGTGCCGGGAGTCAAAGTCTCAGATGCAGACTGCACCGTCCACAGGTTCAGGCCACGGTTCTGCCACTCAAGC